ATCTTTGATCTGGATGCGGCGTTTGATGTTGGTGTCGATCTGCACCGTGTCGCGCAGCGCCATCGATGCAGTGGTCGCCCGACGGATCTGATCGATCAGCCGCGTATCCTTGGGGGCGAAAAAGCGGCCGCGACCGATGAAGCCGCCGTAGGTGGCGCGATATTTGGGCCAGTTGAATGACGCCAGAATGTCGGCCTCGGCCGTATACTTGTGGATGCCAAACCGCGCCCGCCCCATGATCGTGAAAGTCTTGCGCGAGTCCGGCAGCCGGGTCGGATCGAACAAGTACCAGCGCTCATAGAAATATTGCCACGCGTTGGACTTGGTCAGATACGCGTACCGCAGCGGCGTGTTGGCATAGAACGCAAACACCTGTCGCGGATGCCGCACCGGGACCAGCTCCGGCCGCACATTGATCGGCTGCAGCCCCGGCACGATCGTAGTGAACAATGCCTGATACTGAGTTCGCGCAAGCGTGTGATCGCGCGGAATACGAACGACGCGACTTTCTGTACGCGGCAATCGACCTAGAACAATCGAATGTCGTCGGTTCCGCGGCACCGGCGTGCCGCCCGGAAAGAAATACTGCTGGTTGCCGCGGCCCGGATAAAACAGATTGCCGGGATTGGGATCGAGCACAATCTCGTCGTAGGTGATCGCCTTCTGCCCCGGCTGTGGCACTGCGACGATGGTGCGCACCGTCAGCTGCTTTTCCACGCCGGTCTGCGGGTCGTAAAGCGTGCACTTGCGCAGATACAGCCCGCCAGCATTGAAGTTGGTCGGATAGAACTTCCGAAGCGGGCCAAAGAAATGGCCGTTGTTGACAAACGTCTTTTGCCCGTTCTTGGACAGCTGATAGCCGCCGAGATAATTCAACCACGGCAGCTGCGGGCGCGGCGCATATGGATACAGCCGCAATTGCGGAAACCGCGCCACATAGGCTTTGCGTTCCTCCTCAGTCAGTCGCGGGCCGGGAAAGAACGAGGCGGGCGGCACCACCAAGTTGGTGACCCTGGCATGCATGCCGGGTGAGGCGTTGACGGTGTTGACGAAGTCTTTGAGCCCAATGGCGCTGCCGCGCTCAAACTTCATCTGCCATTGCTTGGCCACCCACGCGCGCTTGAACTGTTCCGACCACGAGTCTTCCCACAGGTTGACTCCTTGCGCCCATGCGAGGTAGGGCAAATTGGTGGAACTGATCCGCCACGGGTCCCACTGATCAACAATCAGTTCGGCATAGGTCTGCGTCAGCCGATAGGCGCCAACGTCAGCCATGGCTTTCTCAAGCCCAGCCGCCTGTCGATACAGCAACTCACTGCCCGCGTTCTCGACAATGCCCGGCCAGACAAAGTCGGACTGCATCCAGATCGGATCGACCGGTAGCAGCGCGCCCGCACCATTGAGCGCGGCACTGATCGCCAGTTGCTGGCGAAAAAACCAGCGCATATGCCCGCGCGCATTCCAGGTGCCGTACGGCGTTCTGGTGTCGGGATCGATGAACCCGCCAGCAAATACGTTGCTGATGTCGTAGGTCTTGGACTGCCCCGGCAATCCCGGCTGCGCGGCCAGACTGCCAATCGCGGCGAAGGAGGCCTGCAGTAGTTTGTTATGCGCCAGCCGCGCGCTAAGGGCGGCTGCCGCGGCAAGCTGCGCAGTGACGCGCGCCCGCAGTGCCGGGCTTGCCGTGAACACGCCACCGCCAACGAGTGCGGCCGTTATGAACCTGCTGATCTGCGTCAGGTTGACGGCGAGCGTGCTGTTGCCAGCAAGTGACGCAGTTATGGGCTTGGGGTGTGCCAGTCGCGCCGTGATCGCGCCAGCACCAACGAGAGAAACGGTACCCTGCCAGAGGGTCGGGACGGTGCTTGCCCCGGCCGAGTAGATCGATCCAACTTCAGTGCCGGTCAGCGCCCGATTGTAGATCTGCAGGTCGTCCATCAAACCGATGAACGAGGCCGTAGCGCCGAACATCTCCCGGCCAAAAGCGCTGTTTGCCACATCTGGCGTAAGACTTGTTGTTAAGGTGCTGGTATCGGAAAAAACACTGGCACCATCAACATACAGCGTTAACAGCCTGCTCGATGCAAGGGTAAACGCGACATGGCGCCAATTGCCATTATTGATGGGAGGCGCTGGCGCAATGAAATCCTTGAACCCATTGCCATTGTCGTCACGCAATAGCACCGATGGTGTGCCTGCGCCGAGATTGCTGTAGCCGTTCGATCCAATGCTGAACTCAATCAGCGGGGTTGTGGATGCATCTCGCAGCGAAACAATCGCGGCATCGGTAGCCGTGGTCTTGATCCAGCAGCAGATCGACATCTCACTGGTGCTGGTCGGCAGCCGGAGCTGCGACACACTGGTGAAGCTGGCATAGCCGCTGCCGTTGAACGAAACAGCCTGCCCGATCTGCCCGGCAACCGAAGTAGTGCCCGTCCCCTGCAGAATGCCAGTATTACTATTGCCGCTGGTGTCAGTGAGCCCGCCAGCAATGCTGTCACAGGTGTAGTGCAGAACATTGTTCGAAAAGGTTATCGAGCTAGGCATGTCACTCGGCGACGCCTGCGTAGATCAGGGTCGACGACACCACGTTCACGCAGCCACTGGTATCAACCAGAATGTCCGCTGTCGGCGACGTGATCGCGACGTTGTAGACGCCACTCTGCGCCAACGCCGCTTCGAGGCTCATCATCGTCAGGTCGGCGCCGAGCCAGCGAATGGCGTCAACCAGTTGATTGACCGCCTGCATCACCGTCAGCATGGTCGAGGCTTTATCGACCCCGGGAAACAGCCACACCTTGGCGGCAATGGTGGTGTTGATCACCTTGGGAGTGATGACGCTGACCACGTCGGTAAGGCCCTTGCGGGCCACGTTCGGCGCAGTGATGTACTGATAGACCGCCGAGATCTGCTGTTTGCTCGGATTGGGATTGCCGTTGAAAACGGTGGTGTAGGTATTCTGCGTCACCGGATCCAAGGTGCTGAGCGGCTGCAGCACGTCGGGCATGATGGCGATGTAGACGTTGCCGGTGCCCGGCTTGGTAAAGCAGCTGGCGTCGCGCAACAGTGGTTGACCGGGCGGCATCGGTGCCGACAACGCCCAGAACTTGTAGCTCTCATAGGTGCCCTGACCCGGCCCCGACAAACTGAAGATGTTGGGGCTGAGCCAAACCCGTTCCTTGTAAACCGGGTCGGTTTCGGCAATCACCGGCACCGCGCCAGCCGCCACCTGATCCGGCGTCAACGGCTGGCCATTGGCGTCGTACTGGATGCGCGGCACGCCATACGGATAGCGGCTGGCAATCGCGTCGAGATCACTACCGACCGAGAACGCCAGGGTGATGGCGCGACAGGCCTGATTGACCCGGTTGCGCACCATCACCTCGAAGTAGGTTTCCAGTTCCTCGGTGATCTTAATGGGATCAAATTCGAGCCCGCCAACGTCGTACTGGGCGGCGTTGGGCGGATCGTATTTATTCCAGATGATCAGCAGTTGCTGCATGCGCCGCGACAGGATGTCTTCGGCGCTGATGTTCTCCAGCACTGCCATCGTCGGCAGCAGTTCCGGGCGGATGACCGAGAACCGCGACGGTGTGGTCGTGACGAAATTCTCCGCCATCAAATTGTTCTCACCGGCATCACGTCCCACAGGCCGCTGCCGTAACCAATCATTCCGGAGAACCGCTTCTCATAGGGCGTGAAATCGCCGAGATGCGCGCGCGGCCGATAGACGCCCTCGTTCCTGAAGAAGACGCGGCCGAGCCGGATCTGATCCGACATCGTGGTGGTCGCCCGCGGCTGCCACGAGTTGATCGAATCACCCATGAAGTAGATTTGCTTGATGCGATAATTCGGCTCCCACATTTCCAAGGCTTCGCCGATCGCCCACCAGAACCGGGTGATGATGCGGGTGACCACGCTCTCACCCAACAAGCGCGGCACGAAGCTTCCCACCCACCGCCGCAACACCCGTTCATGAAACGGAGTCTCGAAGATGATCTCCATCGATTGCTGCACGTGATCCCAGTTCTGCAGCAGCTTGCCGGTGCGCCGGTCCATGCCGTTGCGCGCGGGCGAAACAAACGTCTTCTGCCGCCACAGATCCGGCCAGACCGCATTGATCTCGTTGTAAAAGATGTTCTGCGAGTAGACGTCATCAATGACGGTGATGTCAGTCATTTGCCCTTCTCTTCCACAGGTTGCTCGTCGCGGGCGATCGCGCCCTGATCGATCCAGTACCGCGCCTGTTGATCGGTCAGCACGAGGCAGTGCTTGCCCTCCTTGATGAACGACTTGACGCCACCCAGGCCGTGCGCATTGGGACGGAAATCCGGGTCGGTGATGACGTAGGTGTGCACGGTCGCCGCAGACGCTTTCTGCTCCTTGGCCCGGCGCCGCGCTTCATGGGGAGAAATGGGCATGGAATGGGTCTCCTATTTGCTGATCGGAATAGGGAGCGGCGCCCCGCTCTTTGGGGGTGGGGGCAGGAGCGGAGCGCCTAGCGCTGCCATACGGACGGGGGTTCGAGGTGGCAGCGCGTTGGTCAGTTGTTGTCGGGTTTTGCTTGCGGCTTCTTGATCTGAATCGGTTTGGTCGAGAAGCAACCGGTCTCGTTGCAGAACACGGTGTTCTCCATCGACTCGCCATAGGCGATGATCGCTTCCTTCTCGCTGGCGAACAGCCGCACATTCTTGCCGTAACGATGGGTGATGCCGGTCTTCTCGTGAATGCGCGACTTCATCGCCGCGGTCGGCTTCTGCTGTTGTTGCTGACCGCCTTGCTGCGATTGCTGGCCGCCGCTGCTACTACCCAACTCGCCGGTCTGATCCTGATGCTGCGGATTTTGATTGGCCTGCTC